AATGAGTTTTTTCTGGTAGGAAATTGCTTACAGCTTTGTCCAGTTCCTCGGTGGTGGGAACGCTGCCCTTGCTCAATGAACGAACCACATTGGCCACATCATGAATCATCTTGGCTTTTTCAACGCAATCTTCCGGGCTGACTGCAGCTTCCAGAACGGCTGTGCAGGCGAGAGTCACTGCAGGTTTGATGTAGGGAAGAGCCGCTTCAACTTTTTCTGCGGGCGTGCTGGTGGTGCCTCCCGTGCTTTCGCCGCCAGAATTGTTGTTGGTTGCGCAGGCAGCCAGCAGGAAAGCCACTGGAACGATGGATAGCAATGTTTTATTCATAATGGTATTTACAACCCACCCTCATATGGAAACCATTCTTGCCAAAATAAAATATAAAATCTTTTTTATTTCAAAATCGCATTCAGCTCACGAAGCAATTCCAACATGGGTCCAACATCGGCTCCGTTATCGATCAGGAGCATCTCTTCGGTTGTAAAGTTTTCGGCATCCAACATTTTGTTCTTGGTGCCGCTTTTCACATCTATATGTATCTCACAGACACACTAGATTTCAATAAAATAATATATATTTTTTATTTTTTTATCGATACATGCTGCTTCGGCCACGCTTGTTACGCACGTTGCTGATGTCGTAATCATGACACCTGCTTGGATTTAGTCCCAGTGCGCGCATCACACTCTTCCATCCCTGTCCATGTCCATCATCTCCAAATACCTTGTAAGCAACAAGATGAGCCACTTCATGCGGAATGGTATCATTCATGAAATCTTCAATGTTCTCTTTACACAGCTGCTCATTCAATTCGATACGCCATTGGCCAAGCCATGCACGTCCGGCAGTGCTGCCACATACCACCCATTCCACTTTGGGGAAATCGAACTCAGCTCCATACTCCTCGTTCAGTTCCTCCAGAACCTGCCACACTTTGTGCGTGGCTCGTTCCTTCATGGCTGTGACATCAAGCACGTGGCTTTTCTCCCCAGTCACTATTCCAGTCATCATCCAGCTTCTTGGGATTCTCCACGTAGCTCATCATCTTGTATGCATTATACATCTTTTCAAAATCATTAAGGAAATGGTTAATGCCATCCAGTGTTTCCTTGTCCACATCGGCTAGCACCTGCTTCTCCAGTGATTTGCTGATTCGATTTTTCATGCGATCAGCGTGCCGAATTTTTTGCAAAAAGTCAAGAATATATTTTATATATTTTTACTCCCAGTGGGGATCGAACCCACAGTCTTCGCGGTGAAAGCACGATGTGTTAACCAATTACACCATGGGAGCAAAATCAGCCAGAGATCGGATTCGAACCGATGTGTCCTTTCGGATCCGGTTTACAAAACCGGCGCAATCGACCACTATGCGACTCTGGCAATTGGGTAGAGATGGATTCGAACCAACTAGACCCGTTAAGGTGTCAGATTTACAGTCTGATGCGACCCTCCAACTTCGCCGTCTACCCATGTTAAACATATGTATGATTTATTTACAATTGTAAAGATAAATAATTATAGAGCCATGTCTTCTACCTTTATAAAAACAATACCCAAAGAAGCTTTATCTGAATTGTGTAAAACGAGCAGTTCATTCCGGGAAATGCTTTCAAAGATGCATTACAAGAGTATCAATACAAATTTTCATTATATGAATTTGCGTAAACGAATGGATTCTGAAGGTATTGATTACGGACACTTGATGAAAAAGAATGATTATCAATACAAATTTGATACCTCGAAGATAAAAGAAATTGTGGCGACCAGCAAATCAATGAGTGAAATCAGGATAAAATTAAATGTAAAATCATTCAACTTTCAATCATTTTACAAATTTTTGGATAAAAATCATATCGACCATTCCCATATACCCAAAGGACTTTCCAGCAATAAAAATCGGATATTTGAAAAAAGAAGATTGGGACTTGATAAAATAATGAAAAAATTTTGTGTCACAGAAAGACACTATTCAAATAAGGATTTAATTGTTTATATCAAGCGGCATGATCTCATACCCTATAAATGCGTTGATTGTGGAAATAACGGTCAATGGCAAAACAAACCCATGTCATTGCATCTTCATCATGTGAACGGAAATCATTGTGACAATCGTTTGGAGAATTTAAAGTTCCTTTGTCCGAATTGTCATGCCCAAACAGAATCTTATTGCGGAAAGAATATGGGGAAACGGAATCTGCTCGGGTAGGGATCGAACCTACGACCTAGGCATTAACAGTGCCCCGCTCCACCTCTGAGCTACCGAGCAAAAAGTAATGGGCAGGACTGGACTTGCACCAGTACTCTTGCGATTATGAGTCGCTTGCTTCCCTATTTAAGCTACCTGCCCAAATCATTTTTTATAAAATCTTTTTACCTCCGGTTGGATTCGAACCAACATCTTGCCCAAATCTAGAGCATCATGGGTATAAGCCATGTGTTTTGACCAGTTAAACTACGGAGGCGAAATCTCGCTACTCCGTGTGACCTATTCGTTTGTCGTGCTTGAATGGGGGTTTCCATTTGTAATCACCCCACATTTTTATTTTTAATTGTTGCTTGGCTTGCAGAAATGCCTTCTTCTTCATCTTCTTTGACCGCATCCTTGCTTCCTCCACCACGCATTCCTCGTTCACCTTATTGGTGAAACGCTTGATGGCTCGGGCAAAGCTTTCATTGCTCTGCCTGTCCCTGTCAGTCACATTGTATACGACTCGGTCTACCATGTTGTCCTCTTATTATACGATTCTTTCTTTTTTGTCAATTCTTTTTTAACAAATTCAAACATGAATTGTTCTGCCATAAATTTTTGAGAGATGCGGATTCGAACCGCATCCCTCTCACCCCTAGCGGGGATTTCATGAGCAAACTCCAAATCAAGTTGCTCGGGGAGGGGGGTTTTCAAACCCCCTCTCCCTCTGCCACCTCCGGTGTTTCCACCGCAGGGTCAAGCTCTCCATCTTTCTCGTTCAGTTGGGCAAGACTCGCCCTCCCAGCATCGGTGAGTTTGTAGACTGCTTCCTCACCCCGACCTTCCTTCATCACCTTTCCTTCCCGAATCAGTTGTCGGATGATGAGATACCCCCGCTGAACATTGCCGTCAACGGCGTTGGTCACATCGGTTTGTTTGATCGGTTCGGCAAGGGCGAGAACCTTTTTCAAATCCTCTTGCCAGCGAACCTTGCGAGGGTCGATTTGAGCAGGGGCGGTTCCATCATTCACACGCACCGCATTGTCCAGATCGAATCCGTTGTGGCCAAGACGCAACTCCACATTGTAGAGTTTGCCGTAGCGGTTTTTGGTCGAGTAGATCACCCGAACATCCTCATCGGTCACACCCGAACGCATCATAAAGTTTGCGTCCACGGCGTGAGGAATGAGTGTGCTTCCCCGATAGTTGTTGCTCTTGGTCACGTGAAGAACCAAGCCCAACACGCATTCGGTTTTCTTCGCACACTTGATGAGTTCGTGGAGACAATAGCTTTCCTTCTCCCGAGCATTCATCTTCTTGGCGGTGGTGAGACATTGAAAGCTGTCTACCACCATCACATCCACTTGGCTCATCAGTTCGATCACTTTGTCCACATCGGTCTGGATGGCCAAATTCACATCCTTCAAACCAAGACGCCGACAAGTGAATGCCAGCATTTCACGGCTTTCCTCACCGCTGATGTAGGCGGTTTTGATTCCCACCTTCGTCATACTATTCAGCATTTGAAGGAGGAAGGTTGTCTTTCCAAGACCAGCACCAGCCGCAAGGGTGAACACCATCGAGGGAAGCAAACCTTCGCCCCCAAAGATTTTGTCCAACATCTCATTGCCAGTTTTGAGACGGCGGTTAAAGAGATCGGGGATGGCGATCTCGCTGACCTTGGTCAGATTGGTTTCGTTGTGAGCGAGGTTCATCACTCCCCCGCTCGTGGGTTTGGTGTCGGTGTTAGTTGTGTTGCTCATGATTTTTAGACGCTATCAAATTCTTTCCAAAATGTAAAGAAAATAATTTATATATTTTCTAGGGGGGTATGGGTTATTAGCCCACCTTATGCATGAAGATGGGAGTGTAATCACCCACATATGCACCTTCCACATTATATCCAAAATACTCCTCGGCTTCGGTGGGACTCATATCCTTTTCCAAAATGCGAATGCACTTTGACCGATCATAGATGGCAACATTCCTGCCCCCGAAGCTACTGCCAATGCCAAGGAACGCTTCA